AGGGCCAGTCACAGTAACAGCATGATAAAAAAATTAATTAGTAAATTATTTGGAATTAAACAATGTGCATGTCCAGAGGACAATGAGATTGAACAAAAAGGATTACCAATAATAAATGAAACTCCTGTAGAAAAAGTATGGGAGTGTGGAACACACAATAGATATAAAAAAAGTTGTTCTATTTGTAGAGAATTAGCAGGAGTCGCATAATGGCAGGATTAAGTGCATCAGGATTAAAAACACAAATAAGAAGTTACACTGAAACAGATTCTAATGTTTTAACAGACGCTGTTTTAGAAAATATAATTTTAAATGCACAGTATAGAATTTTTAGAGAAGTGCCAATTGATGCTGATAGAAAACAACAGACAGGTAATTTAGTTACAGGACAAGAAACAATTAATGCTCCAGCAGGAGCCGTTTTTATAAGAGGTATACAAGTCTATGATTCAACATCAGCTACAACTGGAGCTAATGTTTGGTTGGAAAAAAAAGATATTACATACCTTCAAGAATATGTATCTTCAACAGAATCAGCTAAAAGAGGGCAGCCTAAATATTATGCTATGTTTGGAGGAGCAACGGGAGAGTCTGATACTACATCTGGAAGAATAATGTTCGGACCAGTTCCTAATACTACTTATAAATATAGAGTTCATTTTAATTTAGCTCCTGCACTATTAGAGAATAATGACACTAATTATATTAGTCTTAACTTTCCAAATGGGCTTTTATATTGTTGTTTATCAGAGGCATATGGTTTTTTAAAAGGTCCAATTGATATGTTGACACTTTACGAGAATAAATATAAACAAGAAGTACAGAAGTTTGCTAATGAGCAAGTTGGTAGAAGACGAAGAGATGACTACACTGATGGTGCTGTTCGTATTCCAATAACCTCGGCAAACCCATAGGAGATAAATTATGGCAATAACATCGGCAATTTGTAACAGTTTTAAAGTAGAAATATTAAAGGGTGTTCACAATTTTACAGCATCGTCTGGAAATACTTTTAACATAGCTTTATATACAAGTTCAGCTACTTTAAACAAATCAACAACTGCGTACACAACTTCTGAAGAAGTATCAGGAACTGGTTATACAGCAAAAGGAGCTGCACTTACAAGTCAAACTCCAGTCTTATCTACAGACACAGCTGTGTGTGATTTTTCTGATGTAAGTTTTACTTCTGCATCTTTTACAGCAAGAGGTTGTTTAATTTTTAACGATTCAGCAACAAGTGATCCTGCAGTTTGTGCAATTGATTTTGGATCAGATAAAACTGTAACTAGCGGAACTTTCACAATTCAATTTCCAACAGCAGACGCATCTAACGCAATAGTTCGTATAGCATAAGGAGGAAATCCTTATGTCTACTACTTGGGGACAAAATTCTTGGGGTGACAACTCTTGGCAATCTAACGTTGTAACCATAACACCAACAGGTCAATCTACTACATCTAATATAGGAGAACCAACAGCTTTTCCTGCTACAGGATGGGGTGGAATAACTTGGGGAAACGGTAATTATGGAGATTTAGCTAATTTAACTTTTTCAATAGATGGAGTCGGAGCAACTTCATCTGTAGGGACAGTGGAGGCTTATAATGAAGTTGGTTGGGGTCGTGACGGTTGGGGTGAAGAAGCATGGGGACGAGCAAACGACGCTGTAGCAATACTAACAGGACAATCGTCAACATCTTCTGTTGGTGCTTTATCGCCTGCAGATGTAATGGGAGTTACAGGTCAATCTGCAACAACAAGTATTGGTAGTCCTACAATAATTGGAAATGTATCATTAACTTTATCTGGAATATCGCTAACGTCTTCACAAGGAACTTTATCACCTGCAGATGTAATGGGTGTTACAGGTCAGTCTGCAACATCTTCACAGGGAGCTTTATCTCCTGCAGACGTAATGGGTGTTACTGGATTAAACGCTACTATATCACAAGGTGCAATAACTATTTCTACAAATCCAGTTGTTAATTTAACAGGACAATCTTCTACATCTTCTGTTGGTGCGTTAGATCCTGCAGATCAAGTAATGGGTTTAACAGGACAATCTTCTACATCTTCTGTAGCTGTATTTGGAACAGCTACTGGGTTTGGAATTTTAGGTTATTCTAACGTTGACACTGGCTCAAATACATCTTATAGTAATGTTTCGACAGGTTCGAATACTACATATTCGGATGTTGCAACTGGATCAAATACAAGTTATACTGACGCTGCATAATAGGAGAAAAATTTATGGCATCTACATTTTCGTCTGATTTAAAACTAGAACTAATGGCGACCGGTGAAAACGCTGGTACATGGGGAACAAAAACAAATACAAATTTAAATCTAGTACAACAAGCAGTTGCAGGTTATGAGGAAATAAGTGCGGCATCAGCAGATGTCACTCTTGCTATGTCTGATGCAACAATATCTAATGCAAGAAACGCTACAATAAAATTAACAGGCACATTAGCAGCAAATAGAACAATAACTGTTCCTGACAGTATTGAAAAAGTTTATAATGTTATCGATGGCACAGATCATGCTGGTTTCACATTAACTTTTAAAACTGCATCTGGTACAGGAGTTCTTTTATGTGAGGGGAATTGTTATGTTTTATATGCCGATGGAACTAATGTAGAAAAAGCAAACGAATACAGAAAATGGAGAACTGTTACAGCTGCTGAAACTATTCAAGCAGGAGCAAAATTATTTGTAGATACAAATAGTGGTGCTGTAACAATTACTTTACCTGCTTCTCCAGCAGTTGGAGACGAGGTACATTTTGCAGATTCAAGATTTACTTTTGATTCTAACGCGTTGACTGTAGGTAGAAATAGTTCTAAAATAGCAAACACAAGTGCCGATTTAGTAGTTAACACTGAAGGAGCATCTTTTGGATTAGTTTATTCTGGTTCAAACATCGGATGGACTTACACGGAGAAATAATATGGCAAATTACGAAGCAACAAAATACAATTTTTCAGGAGCAGATCTTACGGGTATCGAAGGTATTCCTACAGCAACTATTGTGCCATGGTCTAATGCATCTGTTCCAACAGGATTTTTAGAATGTGATGGTTCAGCAGTATCAAGATCAACTTACTCTGCATTATTTGCAATCGTAGGTACAACTTATGGTGTAGGTGATGGTTCATCAACTTTTAATGTACCTAATTTAGCTGATAAAGTAGCTGTTGGAAAATCTGGAACTAAAGCTTTGGCATCAACAGCAGGAGCAGAAACTGTTCAATCAACAGGAAATGTTGGTGGTACAACTGCAAACGCAACTTTATCAGAAGCACAATTAGCTTCTCATGATCACCCTGTAGAAACAAGAAATAGTCCACCTACGGCACCTAACCACTTACCAGGTATAAGTGCAGGATTTCATACTCTTGGTGGAACCGGACAAACAGCTAATGCAGGATCAGGTACAGGTCACCAACATAATATGAGTGCAACTTTTACTGGAGACTCGACTTCAGTGCTTCAACCTTATATAGCATTAATTTATATTATAAAAACTTAGGAGAAATTATGGCAACAAACGCAACATGGACAGTAATATTTGATGATAAAAGAGTCATTAAACAAAGTGGTGATGCCGCTGGACATTACAATATTTCAGATGATGATTTTTGGGGTCAATCTAAATTTTCTAACATTTGGGCAATACAATATCAAACATCAGTTGATACTGATCAAGTAGAATATAGAGATGAAACTTCTCACTCTACTTATGATTCTGCTGTATTAGGTGATTTTCAAGAATTTATTGATAGATGGGATGCAGCACATTTAACAAGATTACAATCTGATTGGGATAATGATCCTAGAGATGAATCTGAAAAAGGTGCAAGACCTACTTCTTATTCTTCATAATCAGTTACAAATAAGCTAGCAGTGTGTCTTTTTAAATTTGGCACATTAGTTGCATGAGCAGAATGAACCCAATCTGCCGGAAATAAAATAGCTCTGTTTTCTCTAAATCCTACGTGAATATCCAACTCTCCTTCTTTGTAAAAAACAGTTCCATTAGTCACTGCCGTTGGTCCACTTACCATAATTAATATATTTATTTTAGATCCTATCTTATCATCTGTGTGTGGTACAAAATGATCTAAATTTCTTATATCTATTCCACTATCTTTAAATAATTTTTTTATTTTTATTTTAAATTTTTTTTCTGCTTGTTTAACAAAAGTATCTAATAATCCAGGATTTTTATTTAAAACAAATCTACTTCCATAGTAAGTGTCTTTATTTTTTTCAGTAGTATTAGATAAATATCTAGGCTCATAAAACAATTGACTTACAACATAATTTTTTATTTTTTTAAATAATACATCTTCAAAAAAATTATCTACAATTTTGATCATGTAGGTTTTAAAGTTAGCCAAGATGTTAGTAGATATTTTTCTCCAGATAACGGAGGGTTTCCTCTATGGACATAAGGAAATCCAGCAGGCCAAATCACTATTCTTCCTTTTTTAGGTTTTATTCTTTTTGAAAAATGTAAAAACTCTGTTTCCCCACCTTCTTTAACATCATTTAAATATATAGAATATACGAAAGCTCTGGGTTCATTTTCAAAACCTTTATTGTGTTCAACATGCCAAATATGATAACCTTCTGTAGGTAGAGTTTTTTGAATTTTTAAACTTGCAAAATGAAAATCTGTTTCTTCTAAACCATAAGCTTCAACTGCTCCCGTGTTTTTTAAATAGTGTTTCCAAGCCATATCAAAATTTTGTATCATTGAAGTTAAAGAATTCCACCACACTTCTATATTTCCACCATGAGCAAAGAATTGCTGATCTTGCATTTCTAAAACAGATTTATTTTGTGTAGAAACTCTATTTAATGTGTTATGAAATTTATCTTGTTCTTCGTAAAGTTTAATAGCTACATCACATTCTTGTTCCGTAACATAATTATCATATACACCTATAAAATTAGTTATGTCTATTGTTTTTTCTTTCATTTATTTTCCTTAACATAAAATACGTTTAAAGTATATCTATATGAACTAGGACCTAAAGCTTGTAAGTCTGTGTGCATAATATTTTTACCATTAAAAAATAATGCTCTATTACATATAAATCCTACATATCTATCTAGACTTCCTTTTTTATTATAAAAGCCAGTTCCGTTGTACATTAATTCTTTTCCTTTTAAATAAATTATACAATTAAAATCAGCATAATTATCAAGGTGAGTTAATACTTTATCTTTATTGTGTCTCCCTGCAAAAGACGATTCATGTATCTTTAATGAGTCTGTAGGAAAAAAAGTATTTTTTATTTTTTTAAATAACCATTCATTGCTATTATTAAGATTAAAATAATGTTTATGTCCAAAATGCTCTCCATTTTCATTTTTACAAAAAACAAAATCACAAGTCTCTATGTGTTTTAAAAAAATATTTAACTCCTTTTCCGTAAAAAAATCGTCCACTACTTTAATCATTTATTTTTTTGACCTGTGTCTTTAAAATACTTATCATAAGCATGAATAGTATATGGACCATTTTTATCTACATAATGTAAAAATACTTGAGCTATACCCTCACCTTTGTAAGTGCCAGGTCTTTTGTGTAGTTGATCATGACCTGCGTATAACAAAGCATCTCCTTCTTCTAATTCATAAGAAGTTTCTTCAATTATTATTGGCCAGTTGTCATATTTTTTTACACAAGCAGTAATAGATACTTCACATGAAGGTCTGTCTATATGTTTAGCTAATGTTCCTCCAAAAATGTAATATTTCCAAAAAGCACATGTAGGATATAATTGAAGATTAGATTCCTTTTCAACTATTGGTAATTTAATATCTAACAAAGCTAACATCAAAGGATCATTATACCACCAAGGCGAAAAGTATTCATCACTAAGTATGTAGTTTTTATCTTGATCTAATTTATTAAAACAATATTTTTGATAAACTTTTAATTCATCACTGCTAAAAAAATTCTTAATTAATTTATGTTTTATTGTAGCCATGCAACTATACTATATCTCGTTCCTTTTGTAATAGGTTCTATCATATGAGGATACATAAAATTACTAGGAAAAAATACGATAGACCCTTTTTCTAATTTTAATCTTTTAATTTCAAAATCTCTTTGATCAAAAAAAATTAAATCACCGCCTTCATAATCATTATTTAAATTCATAATAATACTAAGATGTCTAAATGAATTAGTATGATGATCAGTATGAATTTCATACTTACCTCCAAATTTATATTTTAATAAATCTATTTGATTTATTTTACCACTAGACATTTTAGGAAATTTTGCTTTGTAATGAATATATATTCTTTCTATTTCTTCTTTTATAAAATTCCAATAAAACATATTAGTAGGCGTATTTAAATTTAATTGATAACCACTAACATTTCTTACTTCTGTATCTACACCATTCATTATGGGTAAATTTTTTTTACATTTTTTATCTATAAAAGGTATAATTTTATTTATAAATTTAACAGACATTATATTTTTTAGCTCGACAATAGCTTCCAAATGGTCCATTATTATGATACTTTCATTCTTTAAAAATTTAATATATAAGGCATTATATGCTACAAAAGATAGGATTTCAACCCGGTATTAACAAACAAATCACACCCACAGGAGCAGAAGGTCAATGGATAGATTGTGATAATGTTAGATTTCGTTATGGCATACCAGAAAAAGTAGGAGGCTGGAATCAATTAGGAACTCAAAACGAAAATGAGCTTACAGGAGCTGGCAGAGGACTACATCACTATGTTAATAGTTTAGGTAGAAGATATGCTATTATAGGCACGAATAGAGTTCTATATGCATATTCAGGAGGTGTATTTTATGACATACACCCTATTCAAACAACAACTACACTTACAAGCGCATTTAGCACGGCCAACGGATCACCAACAGTGACACTAACTTTTTCCAGTGGTCATAGTATGTCTCCTGGAGATATTATTCTTTTAGATAATTTTACTGCAATAACTAATTCTAATTTTGGTGCATCTGATTTTAACGATAAAAAATTTATGGTTGCTACAACGCCAACAACAACCACTCTTACTATTACGATGCCATCTAACGAAACAGGTTCTGGTGCCACAACATCAGGAGGTATTAGAGTGCAAAAATATTATACCGTGGGTCCAGCTGTTCAAGCAAAAGGGTTTGGTTGGGGATTAGGATCTTGGGGAGGTGAGGACACTTCTGCGATTACTACAACTTTAAATGGAGCGTTATTAGATGATGCTAACGGTACAGGTGGATCAGGAACTTCTATTACATTAACAAGCACAACAAACTTTCCTGACTCAGGAACAAATTTTATTCAAGTTGGTAATGAAGAAATATCTTATACAGGTGTTTCTGGAAATAATTTAACGGGTATAACAAGAGCTGTTAGAAATTCTACAAGATCAGGACACTCCGATGGCGCAACTGTAACTAACTCATCAGATTATGTTGCATGGGGTGAAGCTGCATCAGGAGACTTAATATTAGAACCTGGTATGTGGTCATTAGATAATTTTGGTGATAAGGCTATTTGTTTAATTCATGATGGTGCATGTTTTTCTTGGGACTCATCTTTATCAAATGCAACGGACACGAGAGCAACAATTATAACTGGGGCACCAACTGCATCAAGACACATGGTTGTATCTACACCAGATCGTCACTTAGTGTTCTTTGGAACGGAAACAACCATAGGAACTCCTGCATCACAAGACGATATGTTTATTAGATTTTCTGATCAAGAAGATATAAATACTTACACACCCACAGCAACCAATACAGCTGGAACACAAAGACTAGCAGATGGATCACAAATTAGAGGAGCAATTAGAGGTCGTGATGCAATTTATGTTTGGACTGATACTGCATTGTTCACTCAACGTTTTGTTGGTCAACCTTTTACGTTTGCTTTTTCACAAGTTGGAACTAACTGTGGATTAGCTGGACAAAATGCATGTGTTGAAGTTGATGGTGCTGCATACTGGATGTCGGAAAATGGTTTCTTTAGATATGCTGGTAAATTAGAATCTTTACCATGTTTAGTAGAAGATTTTGTATATGGAGATATAAATATTGATTCTGGTAACCAAATGATATCAGCTGGATTAAATAATCTTTTTGGTGAGGTTACTTGGTTTTATCCAACAGCTTCGTCTTCTGTTGTAAATAGACAAGTTACATATAATTATTTTGATTCATCACCACAAAGACCAGTATGGACTGTAGGCACGTTAGCTAGAACTATGTGGAGAGACTCTGCTGTTTTTGGAACCCCTCATGCAACAGAGTATGATGCAGACACAGATACATCATTTGATGTAATAGGAAATACAGATGGTAGAACAAGTTACTATGAACATGAAATAGGCACCGATCAAAATAGAAACGGTACAGTCACAGCCATAACTGCTAACATATTATCTGGAGATTATGATATTACACAACAAAGAGCATCTGCAACAGGACAGTCTACAGGTGTTGCAACATTCAGAGGAGATGGTGAATTTTTAATGAAGATAAGAAGATTTATACCTGACTTTATATCACAAACAGGAACAACTAGAATTACATTAAATTTAAGAGACTTTCCAAATGACACAGCAGCAAGTTCATCTTTGGGTCCTTTTGATATTACATCATCAACACAAAAAGTTGATACGCGCGCAAGAGCAAGAGCCATTGCACTTAAAGTAGAAAACACAGGAGCTTCTCAAAGCTGGAGATTAGGAACATTTAGATTAGATATTCAACCAGATGGACGTAGATAATGGCAAAGATAGCACAAGTTATAACTAGACCTTCTCAAGAATATGATTATACAGTAGCAGAGTCACAAACTAGAGATATTGATGCTATAGTAGAAAAATTAAATACAACATATCAACAAGATCTAAAAGATGAGGTAGAGGCATTTAACTTCTTTTTAAATTAATGGCTAATAGTTTTATAAATAAAAAAGTAGATTTAACGACAACAGACTTAACAACACTGTATACGGTGCCAAGTGCAAAAACATCTGTGGTAAAATCTATTTTAGTTTCTAATGATGCAGGATCTGGTTGCAATATAGATGTTACTTTAGTAGATGCTAGTAGCAATATATTTAGTTTATTTAAAACAAAAACCATAGCAACGGTCACTACTACAGAACTTTTAACTAATCCTCTTGTTATGGAAGAGAGTGAAATATTGAAAGTACAAGCTTCTGACGCAAATGAGCTACACGTCATAGCTTCTATATTAGAAATACAGCCAAGGGAAGTAACAACGTAATGATAGAATTAAAACCACAAAAGATAATAGAAACAATAACAAATAAGAAAACAGGCGAAAAATATAAGGATGATAACGAGTGGAAATCTAAAAATGTACCTGAAGAGGACATTAGAAGAGATGTAACCGTGGTCATGCCTAGCCTTGATTTATTTAGTAAAACAAAATAAGATAGTACGATGGCCATAACTAGAGCACAACAGGTAAAACAGATGTTAAAACAAGGAGGGAGAACTGGATTCTTTCTTGGCAGTAGTTATGACATAGGTGGTGGAGGAAACCCAAATAAACCTACATCATCATCTTCTAATAGAGAAAAAGGAATTACGTCTAGAGGCAGAGGACCTAGAGGAACTACTGGAAGTATTAAAGATTTTAAAGACACACCAGTTGAAAGACCAGGAAATAGATATGATACTAATGTAGAAGATTTACTTCCTGGAGATGAAGTAGACTTACAGGTTGATCTTGACCCCAAAGATCCAAGAAGAATAAAAGATGAAAACAAAAATTTATTTATAACTAAACCAGCTAATTATCCAAAATTTACACCGTCATATTTACAAATAGCTGCTAATTTTAACAGAGAACCTAATAGAAGATTTTTTTATGAAAGAGTTCTTAAAAATAATGCAGCAGGTTTAAACTATACAGATTTAGAAAAAGCATATGAAAAATACCTAGAGGGTAGAATGTCAGGAGAAACAGATGCCATGGGTAATCCTATTCCTGAAACTCTTAAAGGTAATAGAGATGAACCTATATTATTTCCACAAGGACAAGGGATCATGAACCAAGCACCTGAAGACATGGACCAAGAAACAGAAACAGAAGATGATGAATTTAAATTAGCAAGAGCTTTTAGAGCAGATGGTGGACGTATTGGATTTAGAATAGGTTCTGACGAAGGAGATGTTTCGGGTAGAGAATATGATGCGCCTTCATCAGTTACAAAAACTACTAACACAGACACAGGAGGTGGAGATAATAATCAACAGACTGTTACTGCACCAGTCAAAATTCCTAAACCTATAAAAGATGCAATTAATTTAGGTGGAGATGTTTCTTATCTTAAAAATTTAATAGATTTAAATCCAGTAGGTATAATGAAAAATATTGGTGGAAAACTTATAATGAATAAAATTATTGGAGATCAAACAAGTTTAGATACAGAAGATGAAAACATGATGTTAGCAGATGTATCTGCTATGGATATAAAAAGAAAAAATCAATTTAAAAATTTAGATTATGGAACTGCAAAGGATATAGGAATGATAAATCCTACAATGACACAAGAAGAGTTTGAAGGAGTTAAAAGTGGAGAAATTACTGAACCAACAGGACAGTTTGCAGCAGACGGTGGACGAATAGGTGCTGCCGAAGGTGGGATCATGGACCTTGAAACAGGAAGACAAATGTATTTCTTAGGTAAGTTAGTTAAGAAAGCAACAAGAGCTGTTAAGAAGATAGCTAAGTCACCAATAGGTAAAGCTGCATTGTTATATTCAGGAGCAGGTGCACTTGGTAATTTAGCAGGAGGATCAGGTTTAGCGGGAATGTTTAAAGGTTTTACAAGTCCAAGTTCTTTTCTTGCAAAAGATAGTTTAGCAAAAATTTTTACTAGAGAAGGTTTAGGAAATATTTTAGTTGGTGGAACAGGGCCAAGTGTGGGTGGTAATCGTGGAATGGGAAAAGGTATAATACCAAAATTTTCTGGTTTATTTGGTAAAGGTGGTGAATTAAATCCTTTTCAAGCAATCACAGCAGCATCAGTAATAGCAGGAGCATTGACACCGGAACAAGAAGACCAAGCACAATTACTAGCAGATAACACTGGTATAGATATAGAAGAAGCTAGAAACGCTATTTTACAAGCTGCAAAAGAAAATTATGCAATGGATGTTAGAGCAAGAGCATTTAAAGCAGATGGTGGTATTATGAGATTAGGTTATCAAGAAGGATCTAAAGAACCAGTAGCTAAAAAAACTATGCCACTATTAGATATGGATGGCAAAGAAATGGATCTTAGAGAAGATGGTGGATTTGTGCCAATAGGTAGAATGGAGAAGGCTGACGATGTGCCAGCTAGATTATCAAAGAATGAATTTGTATTTACAGCAGATGCTGTTAGAAACGCCGGTGATGGAAATGTAGACAAAGGCGCAGAAGTTATGTATAACATGATGAAGAACCTCGAATCCGGAGGGGACGTATCTGAAGAATCGCAAGGATTAGAAGGCGCTCGAAGAATGTTTCAAACATCACAAAGATTAGAGGAAGTATTATAATGGTAACACAGGTCACACAAACTTTACCCGCACAATTTGTACAAGATTTAGGACAAGATTTAGCAAAACAAGTAGTAGCTCAATCAGGTGTACCTACAGTATCGGTTGGACTAGCAGGAATATCACAACGACCTGGTGAGTCTGCTGATGATTTTGCAGCAAGACAACAAGCTGCTAGAGAATTTGAAACTAGACAACAAAGTTTATCTGGCCTTGCACCAACAGTTGCAGGTCAAGATAGATTACAAGCAACAGCACAAAGTATTGCAGAACAACAAGCAGGTGTTGGAACAGCACAACAGGGTTTAGGAACTTTTGCACCTTTTCTACAAGAAGCACAAACTGCATTAGGTGGAGTAGGTTTAGGAGCAACAGCTTTTCAACAAGACGTACAAGACTTTATGTCTCCTTATCAATCACAGGTAATTCAAGCAAGTTTAGATGAATTTGATCGTAACACGCAAATACAACAACAGCAGATACGAGATCAACAAGCCGCTTTGGGTGCGCTCGGCAGTGGTCGAGCGGGAGTGCAACTAGCTGAGTTTGGCACAGGGGCAGCAAGAGAAAGAGCTTTACTACAAGCTAATCTTTTGCAACAAGGTTTTCAGCAAGCACAAGGTGCTAGACAACAAGACATCGCAAATAGAGGTGCGTTAGCTGGTCAACAAGCACAACTTGGAGCACAACAAGCAGGTATAGCAGGAACAAATATTTCACGTTTAGGTTCATTGGGCGCAATAAACCAAGCACAAGCGCAAGCGCAAGCTGATGCTACAAGAGAAGCAGCAAGACAAGCAACATTCTTACCGCAAGAACAATTAGATAGATTTGCAGGTCAAGTAACAGGAATCATGGGTGGTTATCCTGGTCAAGTACAATCAACAAATATACCTAATCCAACACCATTACAAACTGCATTAGGGGTTGGAACAACACTTGCTGGACTATATTTAGGAAGAAAAAACTAATGAATAGAACTTTAAGTAGACCAATGTTTAGAATGGGTGGTTCGGCAGGAACTGGCATTACATCAGGACTTGATAGACCTGGGTATAGAGATGCTGGAACTGTGCAAGCTGCTTTGGATACAACACAAAAGAGTTTGACAGCATTAGATCAATTTAGAGAAAAACAAAGTGGATTTATGCCAGGAGCATTACCAGGTTTCTTAACACAATTTGGTTTAAATTTATTATCTGAAACACCAAGAGGTAACATATTTTCAACAGCAGCTACAGCAGCTAAAGAACCTTTTCAAACATTTCAAGCATCTCAATTAGCTGATAGAGAAGATCAAAGAAGAAGAGCAGAAGATATCTTTGGCACGGCCCTTGCATCAGAGTATGATTTAGAGAGAGAAAGAATTGAGAATCAAGGAAAAGGTGATGAAAAAACTTTTGCAAAAGAACAAGCGGCAGGCGCTGTAAGAGCTATATATAGCACTCAAATAGGAGCTATAGAAAGTAAAAGAGATCAGTTAGATCAAGAAAATGATCCAAATTATTTAGATAAAATTAAAGATTTTAATCAACAAATATCAGATTTACAAGACAAACAAAGAGATGAAATAAAATCTATTTACTTGTCTCGAAAAACACAAAAAGAATTTTTAAGAGAAGTAATTCTTAAATTATTACAAAACAATGATCCTGAAGATATTGCACAATACTTTCCAAACTTTGAAGAAATTATGGGTGGTGGTTTTAAAGTACCTGAAGAAAAAGCTGACGGTGGTAGAATAGGTTATAAAGTGGGTGGTGAGCCCATGATGGATGAGGTTGTAGAACAAAAAAAAGAAGCAGGTGAAGTACAAGATTTATCTTACACAGAACTTAGAACAAGATTACCACAAGAAATTTCAAATGAGATAGTCATGTTATTAGCAAATAGTAAACAAGCATTATTAGATTTTGCAAATATTCAAACAGGTGAAGATATCGCAAGTTTTAACCAACAATACAACGTAAATTTATCATTACCACAGGGGGCATAATATGGAGCCTTTTGATAAAAAAGTAGATATCGAAGCCAACGATATACAAAAAGCGATCAATAGAAATATATCTAAACCGAGTAAACCAGTCAAGTTTACATGGGAGGGTCTTAAAAATTTTGGTTTATTATTTGAAACAAATCCTTTTGATAAATTAAAAACAGATAGATTACGACAGTTAATGTCTGGTCAAGACAAAGGTGAGGAAAAAGACTACATAGATTTTTTTGAAGACATGGAAAAATCTGTCTATGGTGCAGCACAGAGTTTAGGGTATTCTTTTGGCGATCTTATTACAACCGGTATTGACATGGCTGCCAATACTAACCTTACAGAAAGACTAGATGAAGTTTACGAACAAAATAAAATAGAGAGCCCAGAAACATTATTAGGTTCTGTTAATAAAGTTCTTATAGAGTTTGGTGTACCAGGTGGTGGTGTGTTCAAAGTAATGAACAGGGCCAAAAAAATTTTAAGAAAAGGTAAAAAAGCAAAAGATGCAGCAGCTGCAGCAGGAGCATCAAGTAACGTAGCTAACATTGCAAAGAGAGCTGGCTACATGGCAACTGCTTTTGGTGCAACAGATTTTATAGTTGCAAACCCTGAAAGAGAAAACTTAGTATTAGAAAAAGAAAACGAAGAGGGTTTGTCTGGTAGAGATCTTGCGTTAGCAAGACTTAGAAACAGGATTAGATTTGGTGCAGAGGGAGCAACTATTGGTGCAGGATTTTCTTTGATGGGTAAGCCTTTTGCAAAAATAGCATCTGTTGGTTTAAAATATGGTTTAATGAAACCTGCAGGAGTTGCATTGCAAGGAGTAGATTTATTAGCTGTTAGACCTGCAACATATTTAGTTGCAAACATACCTGGATCTACAGCTTTAGGTAAAGGTTTAAGAAACGCAAGCAGTTATGTAATAGATAAAACATTATCTACAGTAATTACTGCAAATCCTAAAAAACAATTACCCGACTTTGATCAATGGAGAATGTTTTCTGTAAAAAGTTCTGACCCTTTAGAAAAAAAATTAAAAAAGATAGATAATTTTTTGTCAAACTTTAGATCTCTTGGTAAACAAACAGGTCTTGGCTTTCAGTTTACATCTGGTGCAAAAAGAGAAATAAAAGCAAGATCAAGAACAATAGATAAATACTTACAATCTATTGAAAAAAAATCATACAATCTAGCTAAATCATTTGAAGGATACTACAACACAGCTACTACATCACCTGCAAGTAAAGAATATTACTTAGATCAGGTTCTTGCATATTTAAAAGGACAGACAAAGTTATCACAGTTGCCGAAACAATTGCAAGAAACAGCTGATAATTTAAATAAAGAATTAATTAATACTAAAAAAATATTTGGTGAATTATTACCAAAAGGTGATCTTAAAAATTTCATACTTAATAATTTAAAAACATACATGAGAAAATCTTTTTCTATATTTACAAATCCAGAATATATGCCTGATCAAAAAGTTAGAGAAGGTGCAGTAAAATATATTTTAGAAAATGTTGTAAAAAGAAACAAAGATATGAAAGAGTCGGCTAATCTTTTAAAAACTGGTAAGATGACAGATGGACAAGCACAAACAGCTTATGCAGAGGCTTTAGTACATAAGATATTAACAAACACAAAACAAGACGGTGTGGACCCACTACAGCTTTTAAAAAATATATCTAAGTCTGAACTAAGATCAGATAAATTAATTAGAACAGGAGAAGAACTACCTGATGCAATTAAAAAATTATTAGGTGAAGAAAATAATTTAAAAGCATCGGTGTTACAGACCACATCACATGCTATTTCACAATCTGTTAATAAACAAACTTACGATCAACTAGCTAAAATAGGTTTACAGGAGGGTTGGTTGTTTGCAGATGAGGGTGCAGCATTGGCTTCAAGAAACGTTGATGCAATAAAAATAGGTGAGATAAAAGGACTTGGTATATTAAAAAGTAATTTATCTAAACTATACGCATCTAAAGATATGCATGCAGCTCTTAAAGGTGTGCCTGGTAGATTCGATGGTTTGTTACAAAGTTCTGCCTATAGAAATATATTACAATTCAAAGTAGCAACGCAGTTTGGTAAAACAGTTCTTTCACCTGCAACACAGGTTAGAAACGTAACTTCTGCAAGTATGTTTCCGTTAGCAAACGGGCACATAGGTGGTAGATCTTCTGTAACAGAATCTCTTAAAATGGTTATGGACGATATATTTGGTGCAGGTAAACAAATTGATGAAAAAAAATTTATAGAAAATTTAGAAAACAAAATACGTCTTGGTGTTATTGATGAAAACATCGTGGCATCAGAATTACAGGCTGTGTTAAAAGAAATAAAAGCAGGAGCTAAAGTAAAAAATTTAGATAGTTTGTTATCAAAATTAGCAGAAACAAGAATGATTAAAACAGCTACAAGAATATATGCTGGAGGTGATAACTTGTGGAAATGGTATGGTCATGAGTATGTAAAATCACAAATGAAATCTATGTATAAAAATGTAGATGACATTGCAAAATGGACAAGAGAGATAACAGGTAGAAATTTTGTGCCTACAAATACATTTACTGGTGCAAAGAAAACGTTTGATGAAGCCGTAGATGAAGCTGCTGCATGGCAGATAAGAAACACATATCCAACATACAGTAAAGTTCCACAGATCGTACAAGATATAAGAAAACTACCATTTGGTAACTTCGTGTCGTTTCCTGCAGAAATGATTAGAACGACATACAATATATTAAGTATAGGTGCTAAAGAAGCAACATCTTCAAACGCACAGTTAAGGCAGAATGGTTATAGAAGATTATTAGGTGCATTAGTTACATTAGGTGGTGCACAAAAAGGTGTATCTACAATAGCTCAAAATTTAACAGGCATAACAACAGAACAAATAGATGCTTACAAAAGAAGTCTTGCGGCACCTTGGGATTCAAGAGCTGCTATTATACCAATTAATAAATGGAAAGATGGTGTAGGTAAAGCTATTAACTTTTCATACTTTAGCCCGTACGATGTAGTGACACAACCAGTAACTGCTTTATTAAAAACAATAGAAGAAAAAAATTTAAAACAACAAGATGCAGATCAATTTGTATTTAACTTAATGTTAGGTCCAGATGGACCTGTAAGAAAACTTATTGACCCGTTTGTTTCTGAATCTATTGCACTTGAAAAAACATTTGATGTTATACCAGCAGGTACATTAGTTGCAGGTAGAGGCGGTGTAACTAAAACAGGATCTAGGGTTTATTCTGAAACAGATGATGGACCAACAGCTTTTATGAAAAGTTTGATGCACGTATTTAAAGGTGTAAGACCAACAGCGATTGATACAGGAGAAAAAATTATAAAAGGTGTAGAAGGTGATGTTAAAAGAGGTGGTCAACCAGTAACACTACAAGATGAATTACTTGCATTATTATCTGGTATAAGAATTATTAATGTAGATGTACCAAAAACCATGCAATATAAAATTACAGAATACAATAGAAAGTTTAGATCTGTAACAACAGCAGAAAAATTTTTTAGTTTAGAGAACTTTGATAGAAGAGGACCTTTAGTTATCGCAGATGAATTTAGGGATATACAAGAAGAAACATTAAGAGTTAATAGAGATTTTTATTTTATCTTAAAAGATGCATTAGAGGTTGGCGTACCAGAAAAAACTTTAAAAAAAATAATTAGAGATAGAGGTATTAGTTTTAGAAACTTTAAAAAATTAATTAAAGGTGAAAATATTCCTTACACTGCATACAAAGAACGTATGAAGAAGAGAGTAAAAGAAGCAGAAAAATTAGATAGAGGTAAAGTAAATAAAGAATATTTTTATCCAAAACGATTATTAAAACAAATAGAAAAAGAATATAAAAATAAAAAACTAGAAACACAAGAACCTGAAATAGAACCAGTATCTTCAATACCAACAGAAGATAGATCTATACAAACGGTAAGATTACCTAATATACAAACACCACCATTAGGTAACACACCGCAGCCAATAGTGCGGCCAGTGCAAGCAAATGTAGATCCAAATACCAACTTGACACGTACACAGACTGCGTTACTATCACCAGAAGAACAAGTTATAGCGAGTAGAACAACATAATGAAAAAATCGGCGTTACAAAAAATAGAGGATC